GTCGTATCCTAAACTACCACTACGGTATGTATCGCCGTAATAAACTTTGCGTTTTGGATTATTTCCACGATCAGGAACACCCTTGCCAGAATAACGTGGATTTTGATAGCGGGAAGTTGGGTCCCCTTCTTCACCAGATGCAGTTATAGCCATTATCAGTCCTGAAATTGATCTGGGTTTAACCACGCATGTAGGTGGTGTGCTTCAACGATTGCAGATGCTGGGGCGGATTTCTTTCCACGCCATGAGACACCCTCTGGAAGACGAATGTTGGAATCGTGTTTTCCTTTATTTACAGCATTGATAGCACGCTTTGATGGTCCAAGCATTGACGCTGGTACTGGTGGATAGTGATTACCTTGCAAATGAGCAAGGAGACCAGCATTGCCATTGCGTTTAAACTGCTTATCGTGTGCAGCGTATCCCTCTGCTTGTGTGCTTCCCATTATTATTTACCTCTTTCGTGTTCTTCCATACAAGAAGGACAGACAGGAGAACCACCAACTAAATGGTAGCCTTCATCCTCATTTACTTCAGTTCCGCAATTCCAACATGACGTATTCTTATTTAATTTTCTTTTAGAATCATTAGCACGATCAGGTACTGGATTAGCCATGATTACTTACCTGGGTTTACTTTATTTGGGTACTCAGAGGTGATGAAATCGTACCCATAAAATGGATTGAGAGACTGACGGTTAGCCACGGTCTCGTCATTTCCAGAACCTGGAATGACCTCTGTATCTGGGCGAACCTTGCGATAACGTCCATCTGTAGCCCCAGCATCAAGTGACTGGTTCATTGAACGGGATGAGTTAACTGCCATTATGCCATCTTACCTTTCACTCGTGCCACTTTTGCTTGGGTTAAGCAATCTAGGCAATGTCCTCTATTAGTCATAAATTCTACGGGATTCATAATTACTCCACAGGTTGGACATGGAGCAGATCCGTTATATTTGATAGCATTTTCCATGATCTTCTTGGCTTGCCATTCCATGGTCTCATTACCATCACTGCTATTTCCTGGCATTAGTTATTCCCCAAATCGTTTCTAGAAGAACCGCTGAATCCAGCAGGAGATCCTGAGAACCAGGATATACGAGGTTCGTGGTATTTACGGTCAATACTGACGATGTCTTCAATTCCTGGTTGTGTGCGTGGTCCGTACCCAAATCGATCAGGAAAAAGGCGAATTTGAGGAAGGGGTGGGCGAACCATCGTCTGAATATCTTTTCCAGGGATGTTCATCACCATTAATGCTTGGGAAGTTAGGCGCTCCATGTTAGTTGCCCATGGACCGTTATACTGCCAACGTTTTGCAACCTGATCGGGTTGTATAGGCGCACGCCACGGCTTAGTGGAATCGTAATTACCATCAAAGTGCTGGGTCATCCAATTGCCCCACGGTGTTGTACCCATGTAGTTGCTTGAACTTTATTGGGTACTGATACGCCCAACTCACCAGCAGCGGCACGGTATGCACCTTCGAAGTGCTTATAGCGACCAACTGCTCCAAGACCTAAATCTGCGTTTGCTTTTCCTGGCATATTCTCAGGAGTAGCAGTTCCACGGAAAGGGATGCCTCTAGCGATATCGTGTGCATGTCGATCAATAGTGACTGCATGAGGATTGCTAGGATCAGCGATATTTTCAAAAAAACTCTTTACTTTATGACCACCAAGAACAGCACGAGGATCCTCACCTGCATGAATACGTTGTGCTTTTTGTAGATTATCTGATGTGGTACCTGTCTTACCTGTCTTAACAAGTTCATGTGCCATATCTACATTGCGTTTCCACCCAGTCTGAGGGGAAAGAGCAGCAATAATTCCTGCGCCTTTGTTTACATCCCCTTTACCAATGGTGTGGGCTACATCATGAGCACGTTCATACCACTCACTGCCACCCTTGTGCATCTCTGGAGATGCCTCATTGAATTTACTAACAATGTTCTTTACATGCTCTTGAAACTGTCCCTGAGCAAGGTTTGTATCCCAACGACCGTGTGGGTCTACACCAAATTTAGCCATGAGTTATCTCCTTAGTTCCAAGCAGGACGTAGATAGGCAAGCATTGCCTGACGACGGGCGTCCTGTTCAAGAGGTGCGTCAGAGGATGTATTTGCTTTGCCATCATTGACGAGGTGTGGTGCTGGTGCCAAAAATGATTGTGGGGCATTACGAGGAACACGATAGACCATAGTTCCTTGGTCATTAGTCAATACTGCCTTCATCTGACGTTGAATCCCTGTTTGATTGCTGACTGAATCAGGCCAAAAATACATGGATGGCTCAATACGCTCACCCTTGTGGACACCACGTTGATACGCTTTCTGATTAACTCTGTTCTTGATTGAATCTAGAAGACGATCATCTCTACGGGATCGTATTGTGCCTAAATAGCCGTCAGGATATTCTGCAGATGGGATCCGCCCTGTGCCCATACGGGTTGTATCGAGTGCATCACGGGCTACTGGTATGCCTTGTCCGCCTTGATTGTTGTACCCATACATGCCGCCCCCACCAAGGGACTGCCAATTCTGTGATGCTGAATAGTTATTTACTCCACCAGCCATTAGACACCTCGGTTTCGACGGTTCTTTGCAGTTTTTGCGTAGACTTCGTTGATAGAGATCTTTTTGCCTTTGTTTGTTGCACCACGACTGATATGAGATTGTTCTGCAAATTCTTGTGCTTTTGGCTTTGGTGACATACGCTCTTGTTGGCTTGTCGCTGTAGGAGTCTCTTTAAACTCTGGATTGGATTCAATTCCTGGAACTGAACGACCAAAGAATACTTCCCCACCCTCAGGACGACGAGTGTCTGTGCCACCAAGATCATAACCAGCGATTTGCTTGTTCCTTACTCCAGCACTCCGTGCACTTGGTAGATCAGGTTCTTTAGTACTTACATCTTGAAAGATTTTTCCGCCTGAATTCCATGCACCATGGTATTCCTTGCCTGTTGTTCCAACTTCGTGTTCTTTTCTAAAACTCTTTGCTTGCTCTGCCTTGAGGGGAGCCTCGGTAATCGACTCAGCACCAGGCTTGGAAACCATAACTCCTGGAGCCTCTGCTGGTTTAAAAGTTTGGAAGTTGCGACTAGCACCACCTTCTGTATTAACTTTGTCAGCAAACTGTGACGCACTAAGAGACTCAGACATGAGAACTACTCCTTAATAGATGGCAATGACGTTTGATTGTCATCAAACTTATAAGTAGTACCCTCAGTGTGAGAAGACAAAGACAATGGAGTATTACCAGAAAGACTTTTATTCGTCCACGCTGTACGAGCGTTACCGCTACCACGAGTGGCAGTACTGAGTGAGAGTGGTGCGGGTGTCTCAGCATGTTGCTGGAACATTTGCCCAGTCATCTGAGACCCCGAATCACCAAACTGTGGTGCAGAAAGATTGTTCATCTTAGTAGGTAGACTCAATACCGCTTTGAAAGTTAGGTGTTTGACGACCTGCAACTGATGGGACAATGCGTGCACTGTTCATCGTTGGACCTGCTGCTGGCTCTGTGCCTGCAGGATACTTCTGAGTAATGCTGTATTTGGCTCCAGCACGCTCTGATTGAGCGGAGTTTCCAGCAAGAACATTTGTGCGGTGTGCATTACCACCAGCAGTTGGATCTGCTGCTTTGGTGTTTTTGTTTGCTACGCGCATTGTGTTGCCTGGTTCTGCAGATACAGCCTCGGCCTCGTATGCATCTCTACCAACATATCGACGTGGAGAGTTTGCGTGTTCTGCAGAGGAGATGATTTCTTCTGGAGTTGGAACGCTGCGTGATGACATAGGTTTTCCTGCCGATTCTAAGTGAGATGAGGGTAGACCTACGCGACGGCGCATCGCGTGACCTAGTGATGTCCATTTAGCCATGAATGACTCCTTACGTTAAACCAAGGATACGGTTGTTTTACTTCGTTGTAACGTGAAACACGATTGCGCTGATTTCACCGTCTCGAGACTTAATAGTGGCAAATCCAGGTACGCAGGTCAGATCCATTCCACGAGGGGCAACATAACCTCTAGCAATGGCGATGGCTTTTACTGCCTGATTTACGGCTCCAGCACCTACTGCTCGCATATCGACTTCTTTTTTGTCATAGATAGCGTGAGCGATGGCTGATGCTACTGATTGGGGATTGGAACCTGCTCCAACTCGGAGAAATGGCTCTTCTGCAGGTAGTTCGGGTGTTGTGCTCAATTTGTAGTCCTTTGTGTGTATACCGCTCCTCCACAAAGGGTACGTGCTTAGAGTCTAGGTTGATCCCTAAACTTTGGGTCTTCTACCTGCTTGGCTACTGCCCGCTCGACTTCATCAATCGCAGTTTTTGAAACAAGCCTTGCTATGGCATACGAGTCTGCGGCATTATCGTCGTTGAATTCAATGCCCCACCTCTTGTAGATCTGCATTAGCATCTCTTGCTTCTTGGCATTACCTTTGCCTGCTGCGTACTTCTTAAGGGTCATTGGAGGTACTTTAAGGGGGTATTTTCTGGGATCTCCCTCATCAAAATGATCGAAGATAGCCATCCGTACTACGGCAGAAAGTTCTCCTAGTACCAGAGCGGCATGACTTGCTAGGACTGTTCCTTCTAATCCCAAGTCATCGATAACCCAATATTTATCACAGTAATTAAGAGTGTCTGTTAGCCATTGACGGATGTCTGCTAAGCGCTCTATTCCAAAGTAAGGTGATTTGTATACCCAGGTTACGTACTCTGTGGGTTCATCAGTATTGATTACAGTCAGTCCAAATCCTGTAAGGGATTGATCTATACCAATCGATACCAAAGAATCTTTGGGAATTGGTTTACCTTCAATGAGTTTAGTTGCCACGAAGGACTTCCATAAGATTAATAACGCTGGATTCAAGGTCTTCTAAGGTGGTGTTATTTTCGATGATGTAATCAGGCTGTAGGCTGTTTAATTCACTCTCTGAAACATGCCCATTAACAGCACCAACTCCTGAGCGTTCTATACGCCAAATCTTGCCGTTTAAAGAAGGGTGACAAAGTGCTGCGACTTCATTTTTGAATCTAACGTCTGTTATAACAAAGTTTTTACCGTCTTTATAGTTAGTTACATCAGCAAGTGCTACATTTACCCAAAAATCTTCATAGATAGTTGTACGAGCACCCACTCCCAATCGTTGCAGTAAACCTCTTACTTCTGGGTGTTGTTTTGCGCTATCCCACCCAACAGCATCAACAAGGTCTTTCAAACGGGTGAACTTATACGTATCAAAGTCTAAATCAAGTACGGGATTCATCTCATAAAGTAATTCACGGATTTTGTCAGCAAAAGCCACGCGTTTAAACCCATACTTCTCTACTAGAGTCTTAGCAACGCTGTCTTTTCCTGCTTGTGCGTATCCGCTTAGTCCAATAATCATTACTAATCCCGTCTACGCATTTCGGATGTTCTACGTGTGATCTCTCGTGATACCAGGGTTAAATCACGCTCATGATTACTGAGGATCATTTCGTAGGTCTTTCGATAAGAATATGCAACCTCTACCTCATCCTCTAACTTAACTACCTGTGGATCTAGGGAAACTTCAGCCTTGATAAGAGTTACTTTATCTGCCTTAGTTGCTAATCCCATGCGGTTTAAAAGTAGACGACTAGAGAATCTATCCAGGGCTAATTGCCGTGCACGCTCATCAAGTTGAGCCTCAACTAACTTTGACGCAAAGAAATCTGCCCATCCAGTTAGTTTAGTAAACAACTCCGCTAACTCATCACTTCCTAGTACGGTTACATCCTCGGGGATGTTCATGCGTTCATAATGAGGTTGCAGTGGGTTGGCTACCTGCTGAATTACGGGATCAAGTTGCATTCTGGGCACCCTTTCTCTGGGTCAATGTTACATTCAGGCATCTTACCAGTTTCTACAGCCTTGACAATACGCTCTGCCTTCCAGAAGATGCGCTCTACGATCTCGTAGTCTGCCTTCACTGTAAACTCTTTGTATGATTGGTCTGCCTTTAGTTCGTATAGGAATACGATCTCTTTAGGGGCTAATTTGCCGTACATCCGATGAGCCAGTTCTAGATACATCTGACCCTGTAAGAGGTGAGACCTAAAAGGACGCTTGATGTTTTTAAATGCCTTTGATGCGTCTCCGTTGGCATCAGCCAGTAGTTCTGGAGCATCATAGCGCATAGTTCCAGTACCGATAGATTTGATTTCAATAAGGCAATCCTCGCCTATACCCTTAATCCATCCGTCTGTATGACCTGCAATACGCAGGCTCTTATCTACTAGGTGTACTTCGCTGTACTTTACTTTACCCTGACAATGCTCACAGCGAGTAGGTGCGGTGCCTGTTGTGATCTTCTCGCAGTATACGCACTTAAAATCCCCATAGAGATTACCCATCTCATGAAAGTATGTCTGCCACTTATCGTGGATGTAGTGACCTTCATCAAAGATAGACTGCAGTTTTAATGCGGGATTCTTTTGAAGTTTCTTACCACCAGTGAGCAGGTAGTAGGAGTACTTGAAGCAAAAATCTGGTTTAATGATTTCAGATGGGTGCAATACCAAGGTAGAGCGGTCACCCTTAGGTTTGGCTAATTGATAGCGTTCTACTTCTCCCAGTAATCGTGTGGGCTTCTTCTTCGTATCAAAGAATCTATCTAATTCTGTTGCCATGATGCTCCTGTTGGTTGAAGATGTAGTCCTTGAGTGTTAAGGAAGTTTTCTTTAATCTGCTATCTTTCTGCCATTTACGCACTAAAGCATTGCGCTCTCGATGACTCAACCCACCCCAAATACCGTGGGGTTCATCTCTAGAAACTGCATCCCAAAGACAAGAATCCTTAACTGGACAAGGGTTCTTACCATTCTCACCAAAACAGTAGACCTTTGCCTTGTCAGCAATTTCTGTGTACTGCTCTTTATCTCGTGGTGGATAGAAGAGATCGGTATCAACACCTGAACAGCGTGCTTCATACCTCCATGAGTACTCTGGTTCATCCATTAGTCTGTAGGTTCTCTCTCAGTTCAAGGAAGTCATCTTCAGTAAGTATTACGTAGTTCTTACTGTTGAGACTTATGCCGAAGATCGGTATACGACTTTCCAAGATCGCATTTGTTACGTTCTTTTCTAGATCTAGTGCTTTAAGTGTGTATGTTTTCTTACCTGTGTACTTGTGCTCTATTAGAAGACCATCTGCTCTAACATCCCCTTTTCTGGACCAAAATGAACCTGATCCAGCATTTACTGTCCCCCCTAATTTCTTAGCGAGTCTTTTCTCATGCATTTGGGATTTCTTTTGTCCATCAGTCTTCAAGTTCGATCTTTCCTTCATTGTATCCCTTGATGATCTTAGGGACAATAAAGAACAATGCCTCACGCCATAAACAGGTACCACACCCACAAAAAGGTTCTCCTGAAAGAGTTTCGGTAATTTCCTCATCGGAGGTTTCCCACATGGCTTCAAAGAGCATGTCCGTATACGCTTCGACACCCCGCTCTAAGGCTACTGCCCAGTCGGGATCGTTAACAGAAAATTCTTTCTTATGCATCTGCAGCCTCCATAGGTAGATCATTGGTCTCAAACACTGTCTTACGTAGTGCTTCCATAAGGTCGATTTCTTCACGAACACTTTGGATGACAGCATCTACGCCGTTCCATTTACGTCCTTCATAGGTATACCAGGCTCCACCACGAGTGATGATCTCTTTTACAAGGGCTAACGATACAACTTCCTTGGCAAAATCAAACTCTCCAGGAGCGCAGTCGCCTCCCTCTGCAAAGTAAAAGTCAAAGTATGCAACACGTTGTGGTGGTGCAGTCTTGTTCTTTAGTGTGCGTACCTTGATACGCTGACCTACGCGTACCTTCCCATCACCCTTACCCACTTCAATCCACTCATCACGACGAACCTCTAGACGAGTAAAGAATGCGTAGTTTTTACCCTCTCCACCAGGAGTAGTGCGAGGATCTCCATGCATAACGCCGATCTTCATGCGGTACTGGTTAATGATGATGCCCAAGATAGGGCGTTCGTTCTCTACAAGACTACGCTTCATCGCTGTGCCTACTACACGGAAGAACTTGTTAGTTAGAAGTGCTCCACGCCCCACGGTTGCTTCTGACATATCCTTCTCCATCTCAGGAGCGGGAGAAAGAGCAGGCAAGGAATCGATAACAATCGCATCAACAGATTGAGATTCAGCAAACTGAATTACGGCTTGGTAAGCCTCTTCCATGATGTTAGTCTCGATGACAATCACGCGTGAGGTATCTACCCCACACATTTCTGCGTAGTCTGGTACCCATTGCTCTGCGGCTACCCACACGGTTGTGTAATCAGGATCCAGCATCTGATTTGCGGCGATGGTCTTGAGTGCTAGGGCTGTCTTTCCATGGGATGGTTCACCGATAAGTTCATTCCATTGATTCCCTGGAAAACCGCCACCAAGGACATAGTCCAAAGTAGTAGAACCACTTGTAATTCGTGGAATGAGATCGCCACGAATGTCACTAGCAACAACCACAACATTTTCACCGAACTTCTTGTTAAGAAGAGCCATGATCTTCTTTGCTTCTGCATTCATTAGTTACCGTCAATCTGAGTGACGATTGAACTCTTGGAGGTCATGTCTGTAAGACCACTGCTCTCTTGTATTCTTGGGAATCCACATTGAAAACAACGATCATAAACAAATGACTGAGTCTTACACTCTGGACAAGTTTTAATTTGAGAGACATGTGTTTTATCCATAGAAGAACTCAACTGCTGGCGTAACTTTGCGTTACCTTGTTCGTGCTTTTGTAAGTCTTGTACTGCTTTCAATAAGATCGCTACTTCATTTTCTAAAGAAACTATTCTGGCTTTATTAAACATAATTAAATTCTTCCTATGATTGTTTGTGGATTGTAGTTATTAGTTGTGTCATTACCACGGGCTTCTTTGGCGTTACCAACTACCTGTGCACCAGTAAGCGCTCCAAATCGACCACCAGACTGTTCAATGGGATACCCACAGTCCATACATCTGGCCTTCGCACCTTGTACTGACATGTACTTATCAGAACCACAATCGGGGCAGGTTTGAGTCTGTGATGCGCTTCGTGCATTAGAAGGAGCACTAGGCGCTGGCTGTGCTGGCTGTGGCATTTGAGTCATGGGGCGCTGTGAGGGCGCTGGGGGCATAGGCGCAGAGCGTTGTTGCTCAGGCTGCATGCCTAGTTTCTTAGCCCAAAAGTCACTCATAGTGAACTATCAACGCTTTCAATTTTGTACCCACAACGAAGGCATACAACTGTGAACTTAAATGAATCCCAGTTGATGCTGTACATTTTGTGACTAAAGATTTTACAAATAAACTTCATTTTGCTTCTCCCCATTTGTCTACGATTTTGACATCTGCTATTAGTGGAACTTTAATCTGTGGAAAGGAGATTCCCTCCATCGACACGCGGATGGCTTCCGCGACTTCATCGGCAAGATTCTCTGGTGTAACAGTAACTAATTCATCGTGCACTGTCAACAAGACATTTACCTCTGGCTCATCGATAAAGCAGGAATGAGCCCTTACAATGGCTATCTTCATGATATCTGCGGCAGAACCCTGAATAACCGTATTGAATGCCTGCCGTTCTCCCCTGGCATGAAGACCTTTCTCCTTGCTTTTCAGTTCTGGAAGATAACGACGCCGTCCTAATAGGGTCTCTACATACGGCATTGGGGATTTTTGTTCTGCTTGGCGGATTACTCGGGCTTTGTACTTAGCAATATCATGGAATTGCTTGGTGAATCTATCTAGTAGATCCTTGGCTTCCTTAAGACTACATCCAATCTGAGATGCGATCTTGTCTGGACCAACTCCATAGGCTATAGAAAGTACTAGTACCTTACCAGCCTTACGATTTACCCCCATGGTGTCACCTATCGTGGTGTAAATATCTCCACCTTCTAGGTAGTTCTTCATCATAATGGGGTCATTTGATAAGGCGGCAATAATTCGTGGCTCGATCTGCGAGTAGTCTGCCACAACCAACTTATATCCTGGAGGAGCAATAAAGAGATTACGAATCAACTTACCGTAGTCTCCACCACTGGGAATGTTCTGCAAGTTAGGCTCTGATGAAGAGAACCGACCAGTCTCAGCACCGTGTGCCTTGAAATTGGTGTGTACCTTCCCATTAACCAGAAGGCTTTTCTTATCAATGATCTTTGCTTTACCTGCGGTAGTACGAGTTACCTCTCCTCCTAGGTATGGCATCACGTATGTAGTCATAAGTTTATTTAGATCTTGATATGTAAGGATCGCATCTACCAGGGGATCTTTACCACGAAAGAATTCCAACGCATCAGATGACACGGAGTAATTGTTGATGGTGATCTTCGTAGGATCTGAGTACAAAAGATCTTGACCTTTAGGAGTTAAGGCTATCTTCAACTTGAGGTTAGGCTTGATTCCCCTACCCCCATTTTCCTTGGGTCCAAATAACCACTTCTGCTTTTCTGGGATGGAGTTAAGGGAGAAGGCCTCGCCTGTGATAGCCCAAGCCTTTGCCTTTGCTTCATCTAAGTCTTTATCTATTCGCTTCTTGAGGCTAGTTAGTTCAGCAACATTGAGAGTTGCACCCGCAAGTTCCATGTCACATAGAGCACCTACTACATCCATCTCTAAGTTCCATACACTAAGTAAGTTACCCTCAAGACGTGGGGCCAGTGCTTGATACAACTTCCACGTAACCTCAGCATCAATTCCTGAGTACTTTGCTACGACATCAAAGGCATGCACTTCTACCTTTGCTCCGACACCCTTCTCAACAATGATCCCCAACTCACGCTTAGAGCAATCGGCAAGTCCTAAACCTAGTCGGTTACGATTGTCGATAAGAAAAGATGCCATCAAGGTATCAAAGAAAGGTTTACTAGGAACTACACCACGGTAATACTTAGCGATTGATTTTAAATCAAACTTAACATTGTGACCTATCTTTAACTTGTCACTAAAGAAGAGTGGTTTTAGAGCCTTGAATACGTCTCCTGGAAGGAGTTGCACAGGCGGTGGACCAAATACTGGGCGCCAATTTGCTGCATTCTTTGAGTAGTCAGCGTCTGTTACAGCCTTTCCCTTGGCTAATTTAGCAAGCCCACCCTTTAGGATATCTTTATCCCAACTAATAAACTCACCATTAGGATGACCCATAGGAATTACATCTACGCGTCCCTCTGTTGCTAGGGAAATCCACAGTACGTCATTTACTACTGGTTGGATTCTATTTTCACCAACGGTTTCCACGTCAAACGCAAAGGCATCGACCTTGGAGTAATACTCTACAAGATCTTCTAGTTGTTGCTGTGTTGTAATTACGTTCATTTAATCCCCCGATTATTGGTGTAGGGGGCTATAGTCCAAATATAGCCCCGCTACTTAGTTAGTAGAAGTTATGCAACAGAACGAGCGACTTCAAGCATGTCGGAGCGAGGGGTCTCACGAACTACTTGGTCTACTGTGTAAGGCACTGATGCCTCAATCATTGCATTGACCTCATTGAGGTCCAACTTCCACTCCTCGATAAGGTCACGACCACGAACATAATTGAGGCTGTAATTAGTCGTTGGTCCCATACCTGTACGAGAAATTTCCCAGAACTCTCTAACGAGAGGTCCCTTGCGTTCATCCTTGTTCTCTGTCGCAATCTTACGTGCGAAGACAGGAGGAACTGTAAGTACTTGTACGCCCTGGTTTTCACCGCTGAGTACGTACACATTCCATGCAAACTTACCACGAGGCTTATCGCCCAGTACATCGCATAGAGGACAGTTGTCACCGAGGCATACAAAAGACTTACGTCCCTTGGCTCCATCGATCCAATGTGATTCGTAGACGGCAAATGGGCCATCTTCGAGGAATTTAACGAGAATTGCTTCTTCACTGAACTTGAAGTCAGTGGGGTATTCGGTAGTAACAGGCTTCATGAGAGCATCTAATGCATCCCATCCACCTTGGACTTTGTTATGAGACTTTGGTGCCGTCTCTTCTGAGACGTCATCTACTGTAGCCGCATATGATGCGGACTGAGGTTGTGCTATTGCCATGGTTGTCTTTTCTGTAATGAGGCACGGAATAAGCGGTTGTCTTAGACGTTGCTTACTTCTGGCTCTCGGTGGATGTGGCTTCCCTCCAGCGCCTTAACAAGGCCTCTGTTAGGTCTTCGTACATGCCCCACTCTACACGAGCAGAACCTAAAAGTCCACGTGCTGCAAATTCTTCAACAGCAGACTCAATCAGTTCTCTTGTGTACACACGGTTACCGCCTGTCTTTTGTCCTTTAAGGACTTTAGACCGCAGTCTGTATGGTGCGCGAGGTATGTAACCCTTTCGTTCCCATAAACGGATAGTAACAATCGTCTTCTCTAACGCTACAGCAAGTGCACCGATAGTGAAAACCTCTGTCTCTACTCCATTTAGTACTTTAAGGATGGGAGTTGCGTCCCACCCATTGCTCTCTCCGCGTTTACGGCGAGACATCTTGGGGTCTGGTTCGCGGCGCTTACTCTTCTTGGAACCAGGTAGGTACTCAAGATCAGCAAACGATTGGAGGATCTCATCATCTCCGCGAAGACCAGGCATTACTTCTTCTTACTCATTACGAGTGCCCATGTTATAACCTCTGGATACATCTCGTCAACTTCTAGTTCGGTTAGGAGATCGCTGTACATTGCAGCGGCAAGGGCATCCTCATCAATCACTTGAACAGTCTTGCAGAGTTCTTTCTCAAGACCCTTCTCTTTAATGATCTCTTCCGCACGTTCTTGGTTGATCTTACGCCCTACTCGGCGTTGCTTCTTGAAAGAAGTTACTCCGTCAATAGCATCCCCAAACTCAAGGGTAATGTGCCCCTCACTATCAGCCTCTCCAACAGCATCTAGGCGGGCAAAGATCTTCTCTTTAAATTCTTTTTGTTTTGCTTCAAAGTAGTCCAGTTGTTTCTTGATAAACACATACTCTTTTGCCTGTGCTAAGAAGTCATCTTCATCTACATTACGTGGTTCTGCTTTTGCTACCTGTGCCATATGTTCCCCCTATGGTCTATTGCGTGAAAGGAAGTTTATAAGACTTCCCACGGTTAAGTCAACTCCACCTTTGGAATTGATACCTGCTCCATCTAAGATCGCATCTGCTACAGCGTTCTTTTGCGCCAGCATATCATGCTGTCTCTCCTCGATGGATGATGCCATCAGTATGTCCTGGATAATAACTGTAGGCCAACGACTAGATGCACGCTTTATTCGTCCGTTTCTCTGAACAGACAGCCCTGCACTCCATGGTAGGTCGTAGTTAATAAGCAAGTTCGCGTTAGGCAAATCTACACCATAACCCCCTGCATCAGAGGATATGAAGACACGACATTCTGGATCAGTAAGAAACTTTTCTTTACTGGCTTCTTTTTCCTTGGCGTTCATATTCCCAGTGTAGAGAGTACCTCCGACAATGGACTGGAGTTTAGATAGCATGCCTACCCATGAGGTAAAGATGACTACTTTAGCCTCTGGATCAGTATCTAGGTGGTCGTTTACATAGTTCTTTAAGGCTTCTAACTTGGTGGATTTAACAGAGGATATGAGGTCCCTTTCACGCAGGCTATGGGCGTAGGCGCTTCCGCCATCTCCCTCCTCAAACTTCTTTGCGCTTTCTTCTAGAAGGGAGGGATGATCGCACAGCATTCTTAGGGCGGTGATCTTAGACATGATAGACCCACGCATAGCATCTGCTGGTCCACTCTGTTTATTTTCATTGCCATAATGTGCCATCAATGAAAATCCTGCACCGAGTAATTGCTGTGCCTCTATTAACTCCTGCGATAATTCTTCTGCAATGTGTCTGTACAAACTCTTATTATCTTTATCAAAATTAATAAGGATTGGATCACGATGAATTTCATCAGGCATAAATGGTGCAACATCTGGATCAGCCTGTGTCTTGCGTACTGATGCAACTTTCATCTTCTCATTGAACAAATGTAGGTTTCTATAGCGCTGTACACCACCGAAGTGATTTCGCACTATAAACGTTTGATCAAATAAATCAAACCTACCAAGCAAATTGGGATCAACGAATTGCATAATGCTATAGACTTCTTCTGGGCGTCCGTTCTCGATTGGTGTTCCAGTAAGCGCAAACCTAACATCGATATTCTTTGAGAGTTGCTTGACTTTCTTGGACCGTTGAGAACGGAACCCTTTAATAGCAGTGGCTTCATCACACACCACAGCACCCCAATCAATGGAAGTTACTAGGTCCCAATCATTAACTATTGATTCATAGTTACAGATAATGTAATTGGGTTCTTCAATGTCATACCAAACTTTTTCTCTTTGTTTTCTATTACCATCAACAACAAACCCAATGCCACTGGAAAATTTGTGTATCTCTTTCTGCCATTGGTATTTAAGACTTGCTAAAGCAATGATGAGGATTGGTTTAGTAAGGGTACCTAATTCCTTTAGTTCCTCTAAGGCTGCAATGGTCATAACGGTTTTACCCGTGCCCATCTCGTATGCTACAAGCATCCGTTTAGATGCAACCATACGGGCTACATCGTCTACCTGATAGGGCTTGAGCGTTCCTCTAAAGGCCATTGAACTCTTGTCCATCTACAGGGGTAGGAACGGTTAGAAGAGTCCCGCAGTCATCGCACTCACCGTCTGTAAACCATAGTGAGATATCGCTGTCCTCAAACATCGCCTTGATCTTAAAGACCAAGTGCCCACAGTTGGGACAGGCATGCGTAGGTAACCCACGGGCATCTAAACTCATTGGTATGCGGCCTTACCTTCCACCATATGTCGGGCGTTCTTGATTCCCCAGTGTATCTGATCCTCAGTCATATCTCCAATATCCTTGGCATCTATGCCTCTATAATTGAAGAAAGATAGATCTATCCCGTACTTATGAGCATAGGTGCGTAACTCTTCTGAAGCCTGCCTTCCAGCATCATCCTTGTCATAGGATGCTAGAACATGCTTAGATCTACGTAGGATCTTGGCTTGACTGCTGCTTACTGCTGCTCCCATCATGGAGATGGCTCCTGTATACCCTACAGTTTCTAGACGAACTACATCAAGGGGCGATTCTACGACGATGACAGTATCCTCATTCATGTTCTGAACATTAAATACTGTCCATGACTTCTTAATACCAGAGGGCTGATTCTTAAAGAAACGACCTACAGTCCCCTTCTCCTGCCATCCCCAAAGAGTAAAATCATCTGGATTACGAATAGGCAATATCCATGCGCTGTTCTTAGGGTCCCAGAGTACCCCACACGTTTTAGTGGCTTCTGCTGTGATATATCTCTTCCTGAGTTCTATCTCTGGGGGAACAGTAAAGACTGCTAGGCGAGCCTCTGACATCGCAACAGGGTCATCTGGATGCACGAACTTAGGCAGGTCTCGCAACTTAGCCAGTAGTGCATCTACTGAAATCTCTTTCTGCTCATTAACGTAGTCCTGGGCATCGAAGTAATCCATGTCCTTGAGGTCACGTACAAGGGTAAAGATATTTCCCTTATAACCACAAGAGAAGCAGTAATGAACTCCAGTCACAGTGTTGATCCACCAAGATGGATTACGGTCTTCCTTGCCTGTACGAGCCTTATGCATAGGGCAAAGACCCTGCAGTTCGTCCCCACGTTGGGCTACAAAAGTTAACTCAAGATTGATTAAGACTTTCTCGTAATCGATCATGGCTGGTTAGTCATCCATGCAGAACAGAATGTGCACTTAGACATCTCAGACTCATCATGAAAGCAGCCTGTTTCCCAGTTCCATGTAACAGGCGTCTCTGTAGGTGGGCAGTTACGGCTTGCTACTACTCTGAGGTTACGTACATTCTCGTCTTCTTCCACCATCTCAAGTCCAAGGATTACATCTGAGTCTTGAAAAAATGAGGAGGAATAACCGATGGAATCTGCAGTAACTTTTCCTGCACGCATCTTCCATAGCAAAGTTTGTGTACTGATAACGATTGGCTTATCGATCTTTTGTGCCAACCTCTTCAATGATCGGGTGATGTTGGTGATGGACTGTGGGGTATTCATCTCCCCAGAAATCTCGTCCAACATCAGGTACACACCATCTACAAACACAACATCTGGCTTAGTCTGTTGAATCTTTGCAGCGAGTGCTGAGACCGTGAGACCATTAACTGCATCTACTAGATGAAAAGACTGCATAGTTTCCATACGATTCAATGAATCAATGTACCGCTTAGTCTCTGCAGGAGTTAACTTTCCACGACGCAAGCGTGTGTGAGAGATGTTTGCACGGATAGAGTCATGGCGTTGTTGCTGTTCCTTGTTGTTCATTTCAAATGATTGGAACATGGGAACTTTACCTTGCTCATGGATATTGATAGCCATCTTCAAAGCAATCTGTGACTTACCTGTCTTAGGAGGAGCGATGATGGTAATGAGTTGACCACCCTGTAGTCCTGCAGTCGCTTCATCGATCTTATCAAAGCCTGTAGGTAATCCTAAGAACTCTTCGTTCTGTAACGATAGATACTCCTTGTAGCGTTCATCAGTATTCTTACTGAGATCCATCTCATGAGTACCAAGAACACCCTGTTCATTAACGCGGGTTACTGTGCGCTCCATCTCAACAAGTGCGCTGTCTGTATCGCTCAAGCGTATGTGCTCTACAGACGCCTCAAGTCCTTGACGAGTAATAAGCCCACGCCTAAAGGACACCAGTGTGTCGAGCATGTAGTCCATCGAGTCATCGATGTCTGTCTCTGGTAGTACCTTAAAGTTTGGGTAATGATCGTTTATTACAGTGTCTGTAGGAACTTCGTTGTATTCGTTGTAGTGCTTGACGACGAAATCCCATACCTTGCGGTTGTCATCATCAAGGAACCAACTAGAAGACACGCTGCGTTGAAGCGCGGGAACTAGATCCTTCTCCCTAATTACCTTACTTACTAACCTATATTCATTATCGAATGCCATTGCTCCTCCTACAAGTTGTTTAGTTCTACTCCCCATGATCCGTATCGAGCCACTCTACCAGGAACATCTACTACTCCCTTAAAGTTTGCCCTGTACGGAAGTTCATCTATGAAGTTGGTTATGTCATCATAGAGTTCAGCGTGATTAAATGGATTGGCTCCTCGTCGGTCCATCCTATCCATAAATGTATCTAAGTGCTCTTGTGTCCAGTAATCGTCTGCATACGCACCCAGTTCAACTGAGAGACCGTACTTATTAGACATATCCCACAGTTGTTTTAATGCTAAGTTATTTAAACGAGTTACTTTTCTTTCTTGGGTTGATCGAATAATCTTTTTAAATTCCACGATTTCAGAAAAAACCACAACATCAATAAGAACGATAATGCGAGGAGGCGTTTGATTCGAGATGTCACCATGCCTCATAACACTTCAATAGGAGAGTACTTAAGAATCAGTTCTCTGAACTTAGCAGGATCTTCTATTGCTCCTTCAACATCTTCCTCAGGAACTCCCTCGGGGATGGCGATCTCGTAGCGACCACTATTGATTCGACTCTTGATGTTTACAAACTGGGTATGTTTACAGGAACCCTTCTTCTTCCAGACAGGGCAAGAACAACGGGTATCCCGTGTGTCTGTATCGATCTCAACCTCAAATACACCTGCATACTGGGCAGAGATAAAGACTTGGACAGTGCGCCAAGGTGACTTCATACTCATCCCTTTCATCGCTGACCTCTTAAGTCAGAGCCGATAACCTCGACTTGGTTGAAAGCCTCCTGAGCAAAACTTGCCATTGCCTCGGAGTAGTTTGCTTCCCAATTATCCAGTTTAACATTTGTAGTCACGATTGTGGGCAAAGTCTTGTCGTATCTTAGGCGAAGAACCTCATCGAAGGAGGAGTCATCGTACTTAGACCCATACTCCTTACCAAGATCATCAAGGATCAAGATGCGGACATTAAGCCAGTCGAACTTAGACCGACCATGGAACCCATCTAACTCGTATATCGCATCCCTCTTCTCGTCCTGACCTACATCGAAGGTAGACTTTTTACGAGAAAGAAACTCTGGATAAGTCATGTAATACACAGGTCTAAAACTAAGTCCAAAGTCTTTTGGAGTTATCCCCAAGATCTTGCAGATACTCGCATCATCATCAGGTAGGTGACGGATGACCTCCATCGCAGCAACTACTGCGTGAGTGGTCTTTCCGATCCCTGGACCTCCATCAAAGAGAAGTCCCACACCATTGATGCCGATATGACCTACTTGTTTGATAACGTTACCACTGACTACATCGTCGATCCACTGCTGAACATCCTCTGGAAATGATCCAGTCTTCTTAACAATATCTGAGGGTTCTAACCCCAGAAACCGTCGAGGGATGTTAGAGGTTCTTAGTAGCCAGTTTCTCTTAAGAGGAGATAGATCATTTATGTCGTACATCTGTAGACCTCTCGATAACCTCTGCGATGAGGGCGAGTTGTGACCCCACCTCTACCATTGCCCCCGCTAACTTAGCCTGAGCATCCGCTTTAAACATCTCCATGACAGTTTTTGTGTACTCCTGTCCACCACCGATAACCATTCTGCGTACTTCTTGCACAAGGCCTTGCTGTCGTGGAGTTAGTACACTTTCTGGATTAGGTATCTGAGTCTTTAACTGCGCAATTTGTTCACGTAGTCTGTCATTCTCTGAGTTAAGTCCACTAACACTTTGAGCATAGGGATTTCCTGAAACACCTTGGATACCTTGAACACCTCCAGCACCCAACCCCCCCAGTACAGTGTCCACGTTGTACTGAGACCATAACTCCGCATTCGTTACAGGTATGGATGGTGCCACTGCCTTCTTTAACCGTAGTGCCATTGCTCCCCCTCGGGACTAGTTATTCGCTAAAAGTTAATGTTGCTTGAATCGCTGTTGCCTTGTCGTTCTCACCAGTGGCGATTGTAGTCACCTTGATGGTCTTACGGCTAGTGCGTTCTAGAACCAGTGCCTTGAACCAGCGCTTGCATGCGTTGGCGTTTGTCCAGGCTGTTGATTCAGTAAAAATTACTTCTTGAGTTGATTCGTTATGAATAGCGAAGGTCGCTAGCCATGCTCCACCAACCCTGAGATTCTTACGGGCGTATGCGTCTACTGTGTACTTAACTTTCTTAGCCATTGCTTGCCTCCTTAAGGCGGTTCTCGTGCCGTTCTAGTTGTGTGCGACCTGTAAGAGTGTTCTTAAAAGTACGACCATCACTAGCGGTGAGGGTACCGACACTAGCAGATCTTGGGGTCTCGTCAAACTCAACACTCTCTAGGCGCTTTAGCCCCAGATTCTGACGTGCTTGGTTCATGTGTGTTCGGAAAGATGCTAGGTACCTCTTGTAGAGGAACGGGGCCTCATCACCCACATCTCGAAAGTTACGGTCATCCGCCATGAAGAGTCGGAGAAGTTCTAGTTCGATCAGTGGAGTGGTCTGGTACTGACTGCGGAACTTTGCCAGTGCTCCAGAAAGTTGGCGGACATTAACCGTCCCTGGAAGAAGGGGGTACTTGCGACCCACCTTAAAGGAGAACTCAGCGGCAACGTCCATCGAAGTCCACTCATGCTCTGGTCGCTTGCCCCTAGTTCTAGGATCAGCCTTAGAGATCTTGGCCTGAGGCTTATCCCGTGGCTCTACAAGTCCAAAGCCTGCCAAGTCATCCCCGTCATCCGTATACCGTTTCACACTCACTACTACCTTCCTCTTATGAAGCCTTGGCTTCAAGTCTTTTATTTGATTACTATTTGTATTATGACTACTAGGTACTAGTTGTATATCTACAGTATTGCTATCTGAACTATTAGTCACGTTACTATGTGAGGTGCGGTAATCTGACGTACTTACAACTTCTGTAGTGCGGTAATTCTGTGTGATTTGGTACGTGTCGATTCCTTGAAATCCATTGGCTCTACGGGACTTGGTACGAGAGATCCAACCACCCCTTTCTAGGGCTTGTAGGGCGGTTCTGACGGTTCGATCACTGTCCTTGCCAGTCGATCTACCCAACTCAATTACTGAGACCTTTAGACGGCCTTCTAGGTCGGATTTGAGGCATAGGTAGGACAGAAGTCGGAACTGGTAATCCGTAAGATCGGAAGAAAAGGCGCTCTCTGGTATTTTCACGGGGGCGAGACTACTCCTCATCCTCATCATCTGGGGTCTCATCACTGAATATGTACTCGGGTAGATCCGCTTCTAGCATCTTGACTACCCGTCGGGTGATGAGGGAGGCCATGAGTTCGATCAGACTTAGTACAGAGTCCTGGATAAGATCTATGACCTCTTCCTCGGAGTCTATGAACTCATCAGCCTTATGAAGGATCTCCAGTACAGCCAAGCCATCGGAGATATCCCACGAGTCCACCCCATAGTCCTCGACTGAATGGAGGGCGGTGTGATCTTCTATGGAGTCAAACCATGCGATGGCAAAGACATCCTCAGATGTAATCTGCTTGATAATTTCTTTTACGGGGTTGGCAGTTGTAGTGAAGTCCTTAGCGCCGTTTATTACTTTATCGACTAAAGGATTTCGAGTTTGAAAATAGGCGTGGAAAGGTAGTTTCTTCTCTTTGATGACTGACCAGACACTCTCTACAAAGTTCTCGTCATCAGTTACTGGGAAGACAATGTATGGGTCAGGGTACTTTTCTACGAGTTCTAGAACACCAGCCCTAACGTCTACATCTTCAAATGAAAGGATAATGATTCGTGTCATGGGAGGTTTGGCACCTGCGGCAAACGTCGGGTAGCACGTAGGGGAACTGCAGATGGCTTATTGATCCATCGTAGTAGGAGAACTGCGGTAAGTGTTGTCGCAGGAACTGCTACGAAGGTCTGCCTATCCCAAAATCCAAAGAGATAGATGCCTGCCACGCTTAGTGGTAGGGTCAAAAACTTAGTTCCAAACTTACTACCCAAGAAATCGTAGGTAAGTAAACCCAGTAACTCAATTGCGTAGGCATTAGCCACGCCTGTAATAAGGACTGCTATAAGTAGATCAACCATACGGGGGATCTTACACGGTCAGGTTGGTATATTCCACTCCTGCATAGGTACGGATACGCCAAAAAGAGTTGCTAGGAATCCAATCCGTAATGGTATTGGCTAGGGTAAGAACCTTTAGGGGCTTGTTTATGTACGTGTAGGAGTACGAGTTATTGGAAGTTCCTCCCCAAGTGGCACCGAATGCAGCGGGAAGTGACCCATCGATGTAATCAGTGGGGGTAAAATGGGGGGTCGTTGTAGGATTAAACCTGAATGTGTTCTCAAATTGAACAGCATCAATATGAAATGTACCTGCACCACCAGTGAACTGTACTTGGTATGTAACTGTGGAAAGATCTGTAGCATCTGTTAAGTCAGTTCCATAGACTAATGTCCATGCAGGAATAATGCCTAAATCAAATATGTCATCATCAATGGTAGTTCCACCAGAGTTTTTACCGATGAAATGTAACGTCATATCTGTAGAAGACTTCACGTATGCAGAAGCCGTATGGTAAGTTCCTGCGGTAATTGGAACTGCGTTTGAGATATACGTCCATGCACCTGTAGCAACTATTTGTACGCTTTTTGTACCTGAGTACACCCCTATTGGTACATCTGAAATCTGGGTGGCTACAGCCGTACCTGTTAGTGTCCAACCGTCTGTAACGTTCACTTCAAATGAGGGATTCTTAATGTAGTTAGTTTTACTTGGGTTAAGAAATACGTCGATTGCACGAGCCTCGTTGTAGGAGGCCGTAGATCCTGCTTGAAGACTTACGCAATCGATGTAGTACGTACCAGCAGCAGACCAAGAGAAGGTGATACCTGCATAGCATGCGTCCGAGTTATTCGATGTAGCCTGAGCAATACCTGACTCTGTGCTAACGGATGTCCCAGCAAATGTGCTAGAGATAGTAAAGGTAGTAGTAGTAACCCCTGTGATAGTTGCACCAACATGGTTAAATCCTGTGGTAGTAAACCCAGAGATAGTCACTACTTCTCCAGAAGTAAGGGAGTGGGGAGCAGAGGTTGTATAGGTAGTTACATTGGTAGATCCCGCTACGCCTACTGCACTAGTGATGTAAGCGGTGTATTGGTTATATGCAGTTGCTGTTTGTGTGATCTGTTTCCAGGTGTTATTAGCAGCAACGCCAGTTCCAGAAATACTGGATCCAATTAGTTTTCCAAAGCGGTCATAGAACTGTAAAGAAGGAGTAACAGTACCAGCACTAGTCGGAGAAATAGTTTGAGCAGATAACGTGTACTGAGTACCAGGAGTAATTGGTACGCCTTTAAGTATCGGAGAGTCTTTACCTAGTGTCATAGAACCAGCAGCCGTAGCAACAATCTTGCAAGAATAGTTTAGGTCAATGTAATTGGTGGTCAGTTGTGCGACGGGTGCCTCATCCTGACTAGAAGATATGGTGGCATTAGTTGGATTCCAATTACCTGTTGATTTATAGAAGGTGGAATCTTGAACATTCAATAGCAAGTTACTAGAGGTTGTAATGGTAGGAGAATACCCAGTAAGAGATGCAGCATAGGTATTTAATCCAGGAAGAGTTCCTTTGTGCGTGTATAGGTAGATGGCTTCACGAATTAATTGTTTTTGATTTTTAATAGCCATTCCTGGTTCAGGAGTTAATCCATAATTGGCAGTTTCAATAGAAAGTAAACTGATAGGGGTGTTGATACGAGTATGGTCTGGAAGAAGCAAGTCTAATAAGGTAAGGGATTCATCTAACGTAAATCCCATGCCATCTAAAAATGAATAAAGATCCGAGGTATAGTCTGGCTCTCCAAGAGGGCTTTGTTCTGCAGTAGTAAAAACTCTGGGAAGATTTCTAAATAAAGCATCAGTAGATCCATGAGATGAGGGGACGATGTCACTTACTGCCCCTGCTGAAGTCCAAACGTTATCACTAGTAAAGAGAAATATCGCGTAGTAGATAGGCTTACCTGGAACAATAGGAATACCAGCAGTGTCCTCAATTCCTCCACCATCATTAAAAGATACTTTAGTTACTGCAGAAGTTGTACTTTGCCAAATGATTACTCCATCCTCTGCAGTTTCTGGGATAGAGTTTTGGTTTCTTACAAGACGAATTGCTGAGTAAGTTCCTGTTGGAGCATTCCAATTAACAACGACGACAGTTGGATACAGCACAGTAAGGGTAATAGGAGATACTGTGAGTGGTATCTGATTTGATTGACCATAGGCTGAGGTCCCATAAACTGCTACGCCATAATTTGTCACTGATTAGTCCTATGCTCCGATGAGTAAAAAAGGACTGAATGTCGCTTGAACAGCAGCCCATGATGCAGACGTTCCATCTGTTGTAAGGTAGTTTCCAGATTGACCAGTCTGGCTAGGTAGAGATGTACCACTTGAAGTTGCCCATGCGAAGTCGTAGTTAGTGCTTGAATTCTTTACTAGGGTCTGACCAGCAGTTCCTCCAGTAGGAACAGCCGAATTAAGGGCGTTGTTTAATCCATATTCGAGGTTTGCTAGACGTGCTTTGAGGGTAGGCCACGCAGTAGTGATATTGTCAAAAGTACCAACCCAACCAGAACCTACGTTGATGCTAGTACCTAGGTATGACTCAAGAGCCGTTACCTCACCCTGCAAGTCGTTAACATCGGCAGCACCTACTGTCGTGACAAAGTTTACTTTGGTGGTGAAGTCGTTCTTGATGCTACTTGGATAATAAGCCATGTAACTTCCTCTCTACATCTGTACCCCTATTTTCGGGGTTTTGCCTCCGTTTTACTTGCTGAACTATTAACCGTTGGTTGTGTGCGTGTGTCCTGAAAGTGTCCTTGAACCCAAGTTGCTATGGAATGAGGCGACTTGAGATTCTAAAGACGTTATTCTGGATTGATAATCAGCGATAGTTTTAGCCATAGCAAGAAGTGTTGCCATTAGATCCACTTCTGCTGTTCCATCTTGTTTAGTCACAGTTACTAAGTAGTTAGTTAGCCCAGATAAAGATACCGAATTAGATAAGGGTGTTACTAATAGTGGTTTACTTTTGTCTTGGTGTGTACCAAAGGCTCCATGCCAGATTGGATAATCAGGATCTCCCCCTACAAATGATACCCAAACACCCTGTCCTACTGCGGGTACTCCAGTGTGGATACTGGAAGGCTCTACAGGCCATGCCCAATCAGTTACGCTATCTTTTCCAGTGCCTGTAGTTTGAGGTACCAGCAAACGCAATCTACGTTGTTTTTGAGGATCAGCGTTATCCTGGACAATACCTCTATAAAACCCACTATGAAGGTGTGTTGAATCCATCAAATAGTTCCAATATTGATGTTAGCAACCTGTAAACGAAAGATCTCGTTGGGATCACCTGTTAGCGTAGTGTACGCAGTCATTGCTCCTGTACCCGTAGAACTTCCAGATGCCACAGTGCTTGCTACTGTAAAGTGTGTAGAATCTGGAACAACAGTAACTGGAACAGATGTAACGTTAAATCCTGAAGGAGTTAGTCCGCTTGTAGATACTGTAGATCCAACAATAAGTCCATGGTTAGCACTTGTTGTATACGTGATAGAGGTTCCCGTGGCTGTAGCAGCAGTGATGTTGATGCCTGAACGATAGAGCGCATTTACTTTAGAGATTTTAACTCCGCCAAGTGTGTTGACTATAGTCTCAATATCTTGAGGATAAATAGTGTCTTGGAAATTCATGCTGTTGTAACCGTACACTGCATTAAGAGTAGACAGAATTAAAGCAGTTACAGAAGAAAGCACGTATTTAGGATCTAGTAAGAAATTAATAACTACGGCTACATCTACATACAAAGGTGGTTGAGTAGTAAGAGATGATCCTAGTAAGATCTTATCAGCCATAAATGAGGACACAGTAGATGCAAGAGTTGTGTACTCACTTGTTGGGTTATTTAGGTAGTCTAATCCAGGTTGTAGATCTGCTGTTCCCGCGCTTCTGGTGGGTGCTAAATACACCGTTACAGATGACCATGTAGAAGCACTGGCGTTTGCTTTACCTACATTGTTAACTCTCAACGCTAAGTCTGAATAATCTTTAAGAGTTACTGCACGGTTGGCTGAACGCAGTGATGCGGGAGCAGAGATTCGAATCTGATCGGTACTCTCGGGGTCATCACCTCCTATAGCAGCAGTCGTATTAGTAACATTGAACTGACTTTTAAGAGCAGTTACTTGGGTGTCTGTTAATCCTGGAACATAAGAAATGTTTGTAGCAATTCCTGTAGATATGTTTCCAATAGCACCACCACCCACTACATACATCCCACGAATTTGTGAATAGGGGATAGGTATTGCACCTGAAACACCGTCTCCAAAAGTAATAGATACTACATCCCGTTCATCAAGTGAGACTGTAAAAATAAGATCAGAAGCACCGTAGTCTGTAAGATGCTCTACTTGAGTCCATTGAGAATAAACATCACCGTCTTGTACATAGACCTGAAGGGTTCCATCAACAGTGGGAGTATTTAATAGTGAGTAAGTTTGATTTGGAGATCCATCTGATGTACCTATTAATTCACCATAGGTAGCAATAGCAGTTGTTGAGACTAGTGTGACTAGGCGTCCTTCTGTAGCCAAAATAGTATTTGAAGAATTTGCTGCAATAGTTACAGCATCAGTAGTTGTGTAGTACAGAGTAGTTACTACATCCCCACTAGTTACTTGTCCTGAAACTACGGTTCCTGCTGGAAATGTGATGCTAGGAGGCGTCATAAGGACAGACGCAGATACTGGAGTTTCTGTACCTGTTGTTGTACCTGCAACTGTAAACTGAGTAGCAGTAGCACTAGTAATTAAGGCTGTAGTAACATTGAATCCAGTAGTAGTAAACCCTGTAATAGTTACATACTCATTTACTACAAATGAATTTGATGCAGAAAAAGTTATTGCAGTTCCACTTCCTGTAGCAGAAGTCACTGGAAGAGTTACCTGTTGTGCTAGGTTAGAAAACGTAAGGGTAACAAAAGCCTGTCGATATCCAGCGGGGTTGTAACCAAACGTTTGGGCGATGTTAAGTACGCTATTTCGTTGAGTAGCCGTATAGATGGAATTTTCATTAGCGTTACGATCAATGTAATACGAAATCAAATCACCCATATAGGCAGAGGCTTCTACAAGTGCAATTCCAAAGTCTGATGGATCAGTAGCAGTCCAACTAGGGATACGGGCTTGAATGCGTGCGATAAGTTGTTGACGAATCGAGTAGTAGTCCCTACCTGTGTAATCAATAGATACTGGAATTGTCGATATTTGATTGGGGGTTGTTGTCATGCTAACTCCTCGTATGATGGTTTATTTCCTATGACCGAAATTACTCCCAGATTAGTAATGACATCTGTTCCGTTAGGGAGTGAGTATTCCAAATCTGCAGTTATTACATTTGATGTTGGATCTAAAGATACATTTACATTAACCAAAACTAGATAAGGAAGTTGCATAGCAAAGGCTTTTTCGATCTCTGCCTTTACTTCTTGTATAGAATCTTCTTGGCTTTCAAACAGTGCATAAGGAATCAATGTTCCAATATTTGGATTCATGATCCGTTCTCTAACTGCAGTTCCAATTATCGACTTTACACGATCAGCCCAGATCACTTCTTGAGTGCTTGCAAAGGCTACTTTGCCTGTTTGATCGATCATAAACGGTAAGGAAATAGCGACTTCATTAGCCAATCGAGGTACCTACCCATCTACGAGGAGTGATGTTGTATCCCGTTGATGTGGGAGAAACAATCGGTGTTGTAGCACTAAGTGTATAGGAACCAGATGGATTGGAGCCTGTTACTAGGCTATTAAGGTTTACTGCAGGGACTACTCCAGCAGTAGCGGGACGGCTGATGCTTGGTTGGTTGGCTCCAAAGCCGTCTGTAGCACAGGTAAAATCTACAAAGTATTTACCATCCAAGGTCATCTCGTGAACAGCGGTCTTAACAATCCAAAATCCGTCTGAATTATCTCCTGTGTTTCTGATCTCAATGGTGGACCATGGAGAAACTCTAGGGTCTCCTTGTCCAGAACCTTTTCCAGGAATAGAAAGTCTTGATAGGTGGGCCTTTCCATCTGCCAATGCTTTTACCATAGAATCGCTATGTGCTACTACTGAGGTTTCTACCCGTGAAAATAGGGGTGCCTTAGTGTTAGCCCTAAGGGGTTTACCTACGGTATGAGGGGAGGACTTAGAGGAGTATGCTTTTCCTGTTACTGGATCTACCCCAGAAACTACCTTATGAGTTCGATTATTAGCATTTCCTTGAATGTAATCACCCAGTTTTGAAGAAAACGATTGTAGTGTAGGTACCGAAAATACACTGCTAGAGTTTGTAAGTGGATCTAGAAAAGACATAACTGGAATAGTCGTCATAAATAAATCGATCATCGTATCTATAGGATGAAAATGAACTTCTGTCCCCAGTACTTGGACTCCGTAACCGATCTTGTCTGCAAGTTCCTTGATCTTTTCCCAGAAAGTGTGTCCTACCATAGAGATCTGACTAAATTTAACATTGCTTGAAGTTACCATCGGAGTAAGTTGTGCTTGCTTTGCAATCTCAGTTACTACTTGAGACGCAGATGTATTAACCCAAATTTTAGAGATAGTCTCTTTTAAGGGATAAGACGCTCCAATACACACTAACTCCACATGTCGGTCTAATGTTTGAGCACTGGGATACTGCACATGAGAAAAATAGCCAATAAAGGTCTTATTTACCTTGTCATTTCTGTAGGTAAATGAAACAGGGGTACCCGTCTTAAAGGTCTGCACTAAGAAGTTGCTAAAATATTGGTACTTAAAAACTGCAACATCATGACTTCCCATTGCTTGAGTAAGCGTAATCTTTCTAGGCTGTGAGGTAAAACTTGGGTAGTCTGGAAAATTTACAGAGTAGTCATTTCCATATTTAGGTTGACGTTCTGGATCAAGCATTAGGAATCCTAAGTAATGTTCCAATAGGAATATTGATAGGTGTAACAATCTCTGGATTAATGTCCATGATTTTCCACCAAAACTGTGAGTTACCCAAATATTTATTAGCAAGATTATCTAATCGATCCCCTTGTTTCCATTCATAGGTATAGAAATTAGCACTGTATACAGGCCAATTTCTTAGGAGCATAATGTGATACGCCTGACGTTGTTCATCCCATGCTTTAGGTATTTGATTGTTCTCGTTTAAAAGGGGATTAGCATATCGGCTGTCTATGTAGAGTGTCATTTTGCTGTCCCTATCTGGCTATACAAAGTTACGTTATCAAAGTAACGTGTGCAAGTTACATTTACTGTAGTAAATAGTGGCACCATGCGCTCATTAAAGATGATGTGATTTACTTCTAAAGTTGATAGTCGCACTAAATAACGAAGACCTGCTCCAAGATGGAGTTCTACTGGGATAGGCATAAGCCATCCCTTGTCTGCAGTTTTTCCATTTAAGCCAGACTGATACTGTGAGTTATATCCCCCTGTAGTCCTAAATAGGTATTCAAGATCGTACATGGTTCCACGATCATATATCATTCCACGTTCTTTAGCGGCTACTGGATGTGGGTATGGTTGGCTATCAGAGGCAAGGTATGCTCCTGATGAGTCTTTAATAAACTGCATATCTTGTATTCGATTTAAGATTAATGAAAACGAAACAGTACTTGCAAGCAAACCGTTACCAATTGCAGTAGCAATATCACCACCTGTTTGCTCAAACTGTGGAGAAAAACCATCTACAGTTCCCCAGGTCATATCTACAGTAGTGGGATTATACAAAAACTTAAAACCATAGTTATTAGTATCTGTAATGTTATAGGCAGCCTTTGTTCCCTTGGCATTTGTACTCACATCTGAGGACAGTGCTAAGTTCATTTGGATAGTTCCTTTAGCCCCAGAGAAGTTTCCCTTGCTATCTGGTTTCCAAAACTTAGTTGCATCATTGTGTGATCCTGGATCAACAATCAGGTTTGGAGTACCTGCAGATAACACCTGTGGATTTCCAGCGAGAAGTACTGGATCTCCAGGTACGCTTCCAAGTACACTGCTGCCAAATTTCATGTAAGAAGAAGAGGTCATAGGAGCATTATAGAAGTACGGACCAGGATCCTTATTAACGGCTTTTGGAGTACCTGCAGGTTTATTTGGACCAGAATTTGTAGGGGGTGGTGTTTTTTTAGTCGATGCAATTAAGGTTCCTGCAGCAGCCGCTAACGAGTCTTTTACTAATTTGGCTTGTGCAGCAGCCAATGCAGCCTTATCTTTGTCTGATGCAGTTTGCGCTTGAATAAGATTTGAGTTAGCAGATGCAAGTGCTGCTTGGTTGCTTGTAATAGCCGCAAGATCTGCCTTTAATTGGTTCTGAATACTAGTGCTTAAAGTGCTAGCAAGTACTGTTCCTTTTGGATTATAAACGGGATCAAACACATTGTTAGTGCTCAAGTAACTTGTGTATACATCTTTTGCTTGCTGTACAGACGTTTGTGCGGTTTTCATTACTGCTTTATTTGAGATAATAACTGTTTGATCGTAAGCAAAACTAGTGGTTCCAGCATTACGAGCCAGGATATCTGCAGCGACTATTGCAGCATCATTGGAGGCGATCTGTGTGGGAGTTAACTTAGTAAGAACCTTGCGTGCAACTGGACCCGCCATTAGTTAGTTCCCATCATTGAGATTGAGTTATTTTCTTCCAAGATTGATTGCACTCTTTTAGCAAACTTTACTGCTTCATCATTTGAGGCTTGTTGAATGTTAAGAGTGATTTCAATTCGAGTGTTGTTACTCGCACCAGAGGTTCCTACAGAAGAAACTCCCATACCAGGCATAGCAGCGGATGAGATAGATGCACCAAATCCAGAAGTACCACCACCATATCCTTTTATGTGGGTTCCCCATGCAGAGTGGTTAACAGACCCCAGTACTCCGCTAAGGTCATTGCCCTTCATCAAGGCTGCACGAATTGCTGCATATCCCTTTTGATTTTCTTTTAGGGTAGATACATTGGCTTGAAGTCCTTGGGCATAGGAACCATAGGATTTAACTCCAGCACCATTCATATCTTGGGCGCCTGTTTCTCCTAAGGTGGTATTGAGAGGGTTGTAGTGGGCAGAGTTGTGCCACTGACCTCCCTCGTATGCCATCCATGTAGTCATGGCTTTAATATTTGTTGAGGTGGTGGGAGCGCCCATACCCTTTAGGAAGTCCTTTGCCCAAGACTGTTGGTCTCCTGTTCCCAAAACGGTTCCTGGAGCAGTGACTTGTTTTCCAGAAACTGTTTGCTGAGATCCAGCAGTGCCTGTCATAAAGGAGGCTGGATCTACTGGGTTATTATGACCCTTGCGTACTTCAAAGTGAAGGTGGGGACCAGTAACGTTACCTGATTGACCTGATTTACCGATCTCTTGTCCTGCAGCAACTTGTTCACCAATTTTTACAGACTTGCTTTGTAGGTGACCATACAGAGTTTGATACCCATTACCATGGTCGATCTGAACAGACACACCAAAATCAACACCAGGAGAATCGTCAAAGACTGTTCCAGCAGCAACTGCTTTAACAGAGGTACCTACAGGAACAGCATAGTCATCACCAGTGTGGTAATTCTTAGCACCATTCCACATTCCAGGATCTTTAGCGCCGTACATAGTTGTAGGTGCAACTCCTGGGATAGGAGAACTAGTGGTAGAAAGACTGCTTTGTCCTGAATTAGGATGCATCGCTGAGGTGTTTGCTACTGATCCTGCTGCGTACTGTGGTGAGTAGGCAGAGGTAGATGCCCCCCCACCCTTAGCACCAAATGAGGCACCAAATCCACCGTAGGAACTTCCTCCGTGTAAAGTTGCTAACACCCCTGCTTGTGCTGCAAGTACTGCTGGGGTATCTAACCCACCCGTTCCAACTTCACTTGCTGCGAGCGTAGCCTCTTCTGCCCCTGCTGCTCCAATTCGTGCAATCTTTCCTATATTTTTCTTTACAAAGTTAAATGCAGTTCCAAACCAGCCTTTAGCCTTTGAAACGATACCTGTGGCAGCACCTTTTCCACCACCTGTCAATCTAAGAATCGCCATCGCTTCTACAATGTTTTTAATTCCAGATGTAAAGCCACCTATAAGAGAAGCAAATGCACCTCCCGCACCGCTCTGTCCTAGTCCCTGTATGTAACCCTTTGTTTCTGCAATAGCCTGTCCAAATTCACCCATCTTTTTATTTAAAATTACGATGGTATCTGCAGCATGCTGAAAACCTTTAATCATTGAATCTTGCGTTGATTGCATAAGATTTGTATTAGATGCATTGATGGTCTGTTGTGCGGCAGCAGGGTTCCCTGCACCAGTTGCAGTGGCTAAATTTGCACTCTTGCCTTGAGCCAAATTCATGAATTGAGTTTTAAATAAAGCCTGTTGGTCAGAGGAAAATCCTAGGGCGTTAAGATCCGCACCCGCTAATCCGTATTGAAGGGATTGTTGAACTCCCTTGGCATTACCTTTTCCTCGTCCTTGAAAAATTCTATTGAAGAGTTGTTTAGCCATGCTTGATTCAGATACTGGATTACCGTTTTTATCAAACTGAGAGATACCATATTGGTACAAGTTTGCACCCATAGCACCTGTTTGCAACCCACCGATGGCAGTTGCTGCTGACGCATTGGACATATTTAATGATCGATATGCTCCGCCAACTTCACGCATGCTTTGTAAATATGCGCTGCTTCCTGGGGCATACCCGTACTGTTGGGCAAGGATGGCAGCAGCGGCTGCATCATCTCCTGCACCAGATACACCACGACCGCCTCTATTAATAGCGCCTAGTGTGGAAGTCTGCAGTTGCTTATACCCAAGACTTGTTGGGGAGAACTGTGCGGTTGTAAAGTAGTTTCCTGCTCGAGCAACTGTTGTTCCTAGATCTGGTGCCATAGCAAATCCTGCACCAACAACACCAGCAGCCATCTGAACGACTCCGCCAATGCGTTGAATTCTGGCTTGAGTAGGAGTCATCCATGGCATTGAAGTTGCAGATGCATTTTTACCCTGAGCCGCAGACTGCGGCCCAGTTCCAGAACTTACAGAATTACCAGTATTTGTACCAGAAGATGCAACAGTTACACTGGCACCATCTGTACCTAAGGCAACCTTGCCGCCCTTACCTAGATTCTTCTGTCCGTTTTTGGTAACAGTCTTTCTCATCGTATCCGCAGCAGATTGTGCAGGTCCAGAGATATGCTTGATCGTGTCCTTGATCTCAGCAAGAGTCTTTAAGGTATCTTTTAAGGCATCGTTTAGCGACTTAACGCTTGTCACCATACTAGCCATCTGGACTCCTTATACTCTGCGCCTTGGCTAGTTCTAACCAATTGCGTCTTTCTCTGTACGACATCTTTTGAATGTCTTCTAACGACCAACCTTCATGTAACTGTGTTAACGCAGCCCATTCAGCAAACAACTGAACGTATTGGATAACGCTAGAATTGAAACAAGGTACCCAAGTTAATGGCTACCGTTACCTCACTTCCACAGTCTGGGCATTCCATAGTCACATCATCGAACTGTGGACCTGGTACCCGAGAGTTGATCTCTTCAATAATCTTTTTACGGTCTAATACTGGGAGGTTCTGCACCTGTAGTTTATTAAATACTGGTGAGTTGTTAATCTTTAGTACTGTCTTTTCTAGAAGAAGAGTATTCATTTCAGCAGATGTTTTGTCTGCATTGTTAATAAGTTCTTTCTGTGCAAGACCCGTAGGAAGTTGTACAAGGATTTCTCCTGCCTTACCTTTAACGGTAAAAACACGCTCGTTTACTGGGTCTAATAAGACTTTGGTTTTAATGTCTTCGTCAATATCAACTGTTACATTTTTAAAGTCATTACATCCAGCACACCAGATAGACATATCTGCTGTCTTTCCAAAGGTAGCCTTAAGGATTCCCAAGAGAAGCATCTCTCGATCTCCTGTCAGCATTTGGTCTAAGATCTTTGCCGTAGCCTTTTCATCTCCTACACTTACAGTTCCACGTTCTAGGATTATAAGGAGAGCCTTACCTACGTTAGATGACTTAGAGATTGCTTCTTCGTCTCTTCCAGTAAGTTCTCTGATCTCTGCGGTACGAACCAACTCCCCAGCGTCTGTGATAAATCCGCCAGGAAGTTGGACCGCAGTATCCGAAGGAGGTAGGATAGTTGGTTCATAGTTTTCAGGAGTTTCTGCTTTCGCAAATACTTCCTGAGCCGTTTTATTTGCCAATTCGGGATTAGCCGATGCACTGATTTTAGTCGTCATATTAGTCCTTTGTTAGTGTGGTGTTAGGTTATCCTTTTAGTGCAGTAGCGACAGTAAATGGTGCTGCAGTAGTTGCAGGGTCAGTACCCCATGAGATGTCAAAACCTTCATGAACAAGGGTAAGTTGTTCTACGAGCAAGGCATTGTCACCAGCATTAAGATCTGAGTAAGAAACAGATGTAGGCCATGCGTTATACACCATAAAGCGTTGAGCAACAATGTCTGTTGAGGCTGGTGCACCAGCAAAAGAATCGCTACTTGTTACACCCATTGGAATTGGATGAGCAAGTACATCGATCTCGATATCGCATCGGAAGTTCTCTCCTGGCTTCAGTTGTGAACCTCCACCCTGAACAGTCGCAAACATGTTCTTCATCCAGTTCCAGTTTGCACTGGTTCCTAGGATGACGCCGCGCTGCAGAGTTACGGGAGCAAAGGTTGTTTGTCCTGGGATCTGGTGAACGGTAGTGTTGTATCCACCTTCACGGTATGGGATTGAGTCTGTTGTAACAGATAGTCCCGATACTGAGGTGAACCCAAAGGTAACACTTGTCATGGCCTGCATTGCAGTATTCATAGCAACTGATGCGCTTTGGTTTGGAAGTGGAATGAACGTTACCAAATACCGAAAGTTACGTAACGGATCGGTTGCTAACGTTGCACGGTTGTTATTAATTGTTGGCACTAGTTATCTCCTTCGGGATTAAGCCTGGGTAATTTGGCTGAGGTTGAGGACTACGAACTCAGCAGGATATTCAAGTGCTACGCCAACCTGTACATTGACGATACCATTTTGAATAGACGATACTGTGTTATTTGACGCATCGCACAGAACATAGAATGACTGTGCAGGGGTAGCGCCGCGAAGCCCACCCTGATTACGGAACTGACCAAGAAATGCGCCGATTTGAGAGTTGATCTGTTGCCAGAGTTTTTCATCGTTATTCTCGAACAGTACTGAACGGAGCATGTTAGTAAGAGTTTGTTCAATGTAGATCAAAGAACGACGCATGCTTACATAACGATTGGCAGTTCCATCTTGGAGGAGTGTGCGTCCACCCATGACTACAACACCAGCACCAGGCAGTTGACGGATAACGTTAACAGGGGCAGGAGTACCTGTACCTGCTGCTGGTAATCCGATATTAAGATTATCAAGATCAGTAGATGAGAAGGTAGCCTCAACAGCGATTACGCCCTTAAGACCTGCTGTCAAACCTGCTGGAGACTTGAATACTCCACGAGTGGCATCTGTATTTAGGTATAGACCTGCAACAGCACCTGCTGGACCAATTAGTCGGGTTGAACCTGTACGACCGACTGGATCAGCAACATAGATATTTGGATAATAGATAGCAGCATTGCTGCTGTCTGTAAGTGACTGAGCATATGTAATCGCTGTATCTACAGACTGACCTGCTGGAGTCTCTGCAATAAAGAACCCATTGTTTGAGTTCGCCCAAGAGATGGCATCGTTGATAACGGTTACCTGACCACTTGCGAGGACCTGGTTGATGCTAGGAATGAACATAACTAATGGACGCATCAAAGATGCAAAGCGATTCCATACTGTGGTTGTGGTTGCGGCATAAGATGTAAAGTCTGAAGATACAACTGCTGCCCCATCAATTCCAGTAGTCATTGGATAGAGTGTAGTTACTGGTGTTCCAGAAACTGCACCTGTACTGAGTGTGATATATGAAGATACTGGGTTGATAACTGTTGCTGCAAAGTTGACGCTAGTTGCATCACTAAACAAGATGTTTTCATAACGTTCCAAAAGCAAGTCTGCGCTTACTGCAGATGTAGTGCCTGGAACTGCCTCACGGTATACCTCGAGAGTATAGGTACCTGTGATGGCACCTGTCTTTAGGTTAATACGGAGGTTGTTACCATCTGCTCCACGGTTCTTTGCCGTAACAGTTGAAACAACAACAGAACCAACAGTATCAATCTGTACTGAGGCAGCGGTTGCATCTGAGTGCAAAATACGCTGGACATAGAGTTCGCGTCCACCGTTATTGAAGAACTGTCCAACACCAAAGGTGGCTGGAAATGCGGCATTGTATCCGCCAAACTTGCTGGTAAAGTCATACCAAGAAGTTACGAGGGTAAGGGTTTCTGGACCTTGAGCAAAGGGTGCGGCAACTGCGCCAGCAGCATTTACTGAAGGACCTTGAGAGAGTGGTGCTGGAAGGAGCGTCTCAGTTAAGTAGACACCTGGGCGACCGTAGGTCATTCTTTCTCCTATCTAGTTGGGTTAAGGGTTCCGAATTATGGCGTAATTGTGATTGGATCAAGGGGGGTGAAGATTGGGGCGGCTCCGCCACGCACTACATCCGTGTAACCTGTGAGTCCAACTTCTAGGGCCTTGTATGCTACCGAGTATGCTGCTTGCGAAATCTCACTGGAGATACGCACCGTAAAAGCATTTACGAATAAACGCTTTCCTGCTTCTGATACGTCTCTCTTTGAGACATCCAGAACATCTAAACGACGGACTGTATTGTCATCCGTCTCTAGTACACCGAACCTAAGAGGCAAGCGCGTGTACATCAATTGAGCCAAGATCTCACGATCATGACGGGGTTCACGGGAGTATGCCGTGATCTGATAATCAATATTTACTGGAATAGGTAGATCAATCTTCCAAGTATTGTTGACTGGATCATAGGTAGTTCCTGAATTAAAGGTAGATGGATCTGGTAGGTATACTGGCTTTACTTTGCCACGCATTGACCGATCAAATGCCTCTGCAATGTCCACCATGTCAATAGTGATATATGGGTAGGACTGTGTTCGAATTTCGAGGTTAGGCTGTCCAAAGTAAACGTTAACAGGACGAGTAGCAGATCCTGATGCGTCAGACTTCTGATCTGTTACAACCATTCCTAGAAGGAGTTTACGTAGGGCATCGTCTTCAGATAAAAGAAATGTCATAGGATACTACCCCCCATGTGATGGTCGATACGTCCCAATAAAAATCCTTCTGATTCTATGCGATCACTATCTCGGTTTGAGAACCGACGCATGGCATAGGTAGGCTGTTGCCCTGGGGTACCGTACTCAAGGTCCAATGCACGCTCATAATGGGCAGGATGAACATTGGTTGTAAAGCCATGCTCAGGGTGGTATTTGACATGAAGTCCGCTAATGATCTCATCAGGCCATCCAGATGCTCTAGCCTCGTTCCGCAACTGTGCGGACATGTAGCGAGCAGTCTCTTGAGACGCTGAGTGTATTGCGTGGCTGTGGGCTTTTGTCACTTCCGCTTTTTACCCTTCGCAACTTTACCCCCGATATAACCTGCAAGGAGTGCTGCGAAGATAGGTTGCTTTTCTTTAGGACGGAAGCCAAAAACACCGCGCATGAATTGCTCGCGTTCGTGCTGATTGTTCATCTCAGCGGCTTCTTCGTACCAAGGCTTGTGAGCCATGCATTCATCCCCTTTAAGCAACCAGTGGGTACTGTGTACAGATTCCGCAGCGGAAGTCTGTTGCTCTAAGAGTAAAGAAAAAGCCCTATTTGCACAGGGCTAAGTCTTACTTCTTTTTAATTTTCCTGGCTAGGTCTTTATCCATCTTGGTGTCTTCTTTAGCAGATGGCTTCTTAGCATCCATCTTCTTGTCTGCCTTCTTAAAGGCGATCATCTGTACTGGGGTCATATTCTTCATGACCTTGGCATCTTGCTCTTTATCTGACTTCTTGCTCATTACTTGCCCTTCTTCTTGTGGTATTGCTTTACTGCAGTTACGCCCGCCTTGACGGTGGTGATTCCACGCTTCTTGGTGAGGTTGACTTTGTCAGTCTTGCCTGTACGACCTGAGTGATCTACAAAGACATCCCCAGTCTTAGCCTTATAGATCTTGTGGGTAGATCTGGGAGTCTTATTGGGAGCACCTATTGCTAAGGTAGCGGGTGCTTCTGGTTTTTCAACCTTCTTTGGTTCAGGCACTTACTTCTTCTTGCCCTTATGAGCCATCGCTTCCATCTTTTTGACTCCGTATTTTTTGATGCCAGCGGCAGCCGCTACAGCGGCGGGATTCTTAGCCCCAGACTTCTTAGCCTCTTCTTCAACCTTCTTGAAGCGAGAACCAGTACCTAGTTTTGCTTTAGCCATTGTTACTCCTTAGTTAGCCGCCATGATGACCCAGTTGGTGGAGTCACTGACGAGGGTTGCGTATTTTCCAGCCGTAGTAGTAAGGATTGCTGTACCAGCGGTGGCAGTAGAAAGAGGAACTACGTTTGCTGTGGCAGAGATAACTCCACCTGCACCGATAGACTTAATGTAAATAGTCCGCCCAGAATTCCCAGAAGCCGCAGGAAGAGTAACGGTTACTGAGGTAGCACTGTTAACTACAAGAAAACTATCTGTGCCAGAGAGTGTGTAGGTAGTTGTAACAGTCTTAGGAGGTTGGGAAGTATATGATCCACTGACCTTGATACTCATCGATAGATCGCCAATACAGAGACATTAGATGCCCCAGAAGAGATCGCATAAAGAATCTCTGTAGGTGTCAAGCCATCTAGACCAAGAGATATTCCTGGAAGAAGTTTGTAACCATACGAGGTTGAAGAGACGGAAGAACTTCCGCCAAGATAAACCGTAGCCGATACATCGGTGTTAGTAACTGTAAGAGTGCAGTTGGTCCATGAGTATGCAATCTGGTTCTCGATTGCAACAGGGCCAGGAGTCGCTACGACGGGATTGAGTGCGACCGCTGTGGACGCATTTAGGGTAATCAGCCCTGGGGTACTCTGGGTACCATGAACTAGGGTCACTTGGTCTTACCTTCTTTCTTGGTTACTTTCATTGGGAGTTTTTTACCTTTTGGAGTTTTTGACTCCCACTCTTTTGCCATCTCTGGATGAGTAGCATACATGAATTCTCTTTGTCGTTGACTTTTAAAAGGCATCGTCATCATCCTTCATCAGATCATCATAAAGATCTTCACTAATAAGACCAGCCTCTAATAGATCTTCTAGGTTGAGTTCTTCCACAGTATCTCCTTAGTTGGCGTAGGCTAAGAATTGAGGGTAATTTACAAGTTCTTCTGCATTGATCTGGTTAAGGTCGATTGTTACAACCGAGTAACGGTTGGCGTAGAGCCCTCTAGGAGCCACGCGAACGGGACGATATACATCGTTCTGGAAGATGATGTGGTCTTTAATGTGAGAGGTAGGATCAGTAACCATGGTTGGAAGTAGCCGATTTAGATCCGCCACAGCGACCACGAGTCTCATGGTATCTACTGTGTAGAAACCGCGCTCATTAGGGGTGGAATCTCCGCGCTCTACCTGTGCAGAAATGACAGGAAGATCAAAGGGAGAATTCCATCTAACACCCTGATTGGTAGTCTGATTAGAGACATCGTAGATAGGGTCAATCCATGTGGCTGCATTGGTAGTGAGGGCAGTAGGATCCCAGACCCACCAATGAACAGTATTACCTACAGGAATACGCAGATCATCCACGATGCCCTCATCGTTAGATGAGATCTCGTAGTCGATCTTAAAACGCCCCTGGCGCTGATCTCCACGCAAGTACGTCTCCTATCGTTTAGTTATTCGATAACTTCAGATGAAGTCAATTCGTAGTCTGCATTTCCGCAGACGTTACATACTGTGAAATATTGCGGTTCATCTTCATTGCGTTGTTCAATGTACTCATGTCCGCAACAAGCGGACGTGTATGTATATTTTGTAGTCATTTATTTAATCTCCTTAATTCTTAGTAATAAAGCAAGACACAGCCTGTGCCGCCTGTGCCGCCCACGGCACCACTGCCCCCTCCGCCACCACCGCCACCGCCCCAAGAGGCGTTACCTGCTCCTCCTGCTCCTGCGAAGCCTGCGCCACCTGCGCCGCCCGTTGCATTCACTCCGCAACCACCGCCTCCGCCTACCATTCCC